GTCGGCGTTCTTGATACAAGGTTTTTTCCGTTGTCGATAGGTTCGCCGCCGTGTAATTGCGTAAGTAAGGATCGAGGTTTGACCTATAACTAACATACTACACTAGGGATTTTCAGTTTTAAATAGCGTTATCGTGCACTTTAAAACTGAATTATATTTTATATTTTTTATTAATTAACCGAAACCAACAAATTAGTTGGAGAAGGCGAGGCCACCCATACCGCTTTGGATGCGGAGGACGTTGTAGTTGACCGCGAACATGTTGAGGTTGGTCGCGACGGCACCCGCCTTGGTCTTGATAGCAACTTGCGCGTTATCGATGCGCGAGAAGTTGCAGGTACCGGTCGGCTGGTGCTCTTCGGGCTTGAGCGCGAAAGAGTACGAGTACACACCGGGCAGAGGCGAGCCAGTGTGGTGGTTGTAGGCTTGGACTTGGTTGAAGTACTTACCGGTTTGCTCCTTGAAGCGGTCTTGGCCGTTAAGCACAAGCTTGAACGTGTCGATAGGGCCGGCGAGTTCTTCGGTCCAGGCTCCACCTGCGGAAGTCGCCTGCAGAAGGGGGGCACCGGTCATCGCCGTGGAGATGAAGCAGTTACCGGAAGTGGCACCCACGCACACGTTGGACGCGAGAACGACATCGTTGGACGAAGTGAAGTTCCACAAGTTGGCGCGAGAAACCGAACCCTGGTCGGCGCACCACACAAGCTCCTTAACGGGGTGGTTGTAGGAGAGGCGGATCTGCTTGGTTTGATTCGCGGCGGCAAGGGCATCAGACCCCGTATGTTGCACTTGCTCGATCAGGTATTCATGACCCTTCTGGGCGAAGCGGCGACGCTCTTCGGTGTCCAGGTAGATGTAGTTGGCGTACACCTTGAAGGTGGAGCCATCGGTGTATTGGTCGAACTCGGAGGACAGGTCGAAATCCAAACGGACTTCGTGGTACTGGAGCGCGATCAAGGGGAGCGCCAAACCGGGGTTGCGGTTGAAGAAGAAGATCAGAGGGAGGAAGATCTGACCGGCATCAACACCGGGGGTGGTCATCTTACCCCAAGACGCCTTCTTGGACTCGTCGAGGTAAAGCTCGGAGTACAAACGCCACCACCTTTGGTAGTGCTTGTCGATGCGCTGACCCCCGATGGAAAGTTCAACATCCTTGATGGCACGCTCCGCGGCGAAGCAGGTGTCATCGGCGGAGCCAACGATTTCCGCGAGACCAGCCTTGGCCTTGAGTTCGACGTACATGTCAGCGACGAGGTCACCGTTACGGGCGACGGTCACGGAGACACGGCCGTTGTCAGCGGGGTTACCGTTGACGGTTTGTTCGATGTTTTCCATCGCGAAGTTGGTGTGGCGCTTGTAAACAGCCTGAAAGAAAGTTACAGCGGGGTTGCCAGTCAGGTAGACATCCTGGGCACCGTAAGCGACGAGTTGCATGAGACCACCAGCCATTTTTTTTGTTGTACTATACACCAACATTTTATTTCAGCGCGAAAAAACATGCACTCTTTTTCCTGTGTGTACATAAAATGTTGACCGTCACCGAGAAGAAAGAAGAATCTGAATATGAATCCGAGTCCGAGTCCCCGTCAGAGTCCGGAGTTGAGGAAATTGTTGGTGCTGAAGAAGATGTTGACCTCGCGGAATATGAAACTGATGATGAAGGTGAACTTGACCCCACCGGCCTCATGGTCGAACTTCTCGAGACTGCTCTTATCACACCTGAAGGTGAGACGGTCTGCAGTGCACTCGTGAATGTGGGGCGGCAACTTGAAATACAAAATAAAATTATGGTCAAACTTTTGTCCACGCTTCAAAAAAATCGAGCTTAGAAAAATGACCCCCTAATATAGAAAATGTCAGAGGGCACTCACTTCATCAGCGAAAATGCTGGGTACGAGGAAGCAAACAGTGCCATGAGGACAAATGAAATTAAATCTTTTAGTGATGAAGAGTTCAAACACTTCATCGACGAACTGGAACATATGTGGAAGATTAACGAACATAACGATCAATATCTATCGTACCGAATTGGATACGATAATTTTTTTACAAAAAACGAACTCAGTGAAGATGGTCTACCTACGAGCGTAAATATAGAAACGATCTGCACCAAATACAAAAACGTTCGAGATGGCTTGTGTGAATTGTATCACAGGGCCAACACACTTAACCTCTTAGAGTTTGAACGTGAGAACGAAGATGTGAAAATGGCTACGAGAATTAACCGCCTGATAGATCAAGTAGACGACGCTTGGCAAATTGTATTTCGTAACGCTCGTATATACGATAGAGTAAACAATCCTACATATGTTCCAATTAACCCAGAATCCGACCCCTCCCTTTTCCGTGTTTCCACGATCGCGAACATTCAAGAACTTTCTCCATTCCAACAGTCTATTTTGCAAACACTTCGCTACCTGTACGAAAACAACATCAAGAGATACAAGGGACAATGCTGCACCGAAATCAAAACAGCATCTGGGGCTTCTACTAGAGCGTGGAAACCTATACAAACAATCCAAGAGTTTGTGTATAGTGTCAGTAAGAAGGAGATACATTTTGAACTATGGAAAAATTTAACATCACGTGGGACCGGTCACCGGGACGTTATCACATACCTATCAAATTGTAACGACATGCAATTCCCTGATATTATCAAAAACCGTAACGTGTGGTCATTTAACAATGGCATTTTCATCGGTAAAGAACGGTCGGATAAGGACGGTATGTATAAGTCATCGTTCTATACATACGAATCACCAGAGTTTAAATCACTTGACCAAACCGTTATGAGTTGTAAATACTTTGACCAGGATTATACCGACCACTCACACCTCGAGGATTGGTACGATATCCCCACGCCTTATTTCCAGTCTATCCTAGATTACCAGAAATTCGACGAAGATGTGTGTAAGTGGATTTATGTTCTCGGTGGTCGCCTATGCTTCGACGTTAATGATATGGACGGTTGGCAAGCGATCCCCTTCCTAAAGGGTGTTGCGCGCTCAGGTAAGTCTACGCTAATCACGAAGGTGTTTAGAAAGTTCTACTGTCCGGAGGACGTTCGCACGCTTTCGAACAATGTTGAGAAAAAGTTTGGTCTATCGTCCATTTACGACGCGTTCATGTTTATCGCTCCTGAAGTTAAGAACGATCTCGCACTTGATCAAGCCGAGTTCCAATCCATCGTGAGTGGAGAAGACGTATCGATCGCGGTAAAACACGAGAAGGCTAAATCCATCGAATGGAAAACGCCCGGTATTCTTGGTGGGAACGAAGTACCCCACTGGAAAGACAACTCTGGAAGTATTCTGCGCCGTATTTTGACAGTCAATTTTGGTAAACAAGTAAAAAATGCTGACCCTACGTTAGATGTAAAGTTAGAGAGTGAACTCCCCGTCATTCTCCAAAAATGTGTACGCGCGTATCTACTCTATTCACAACAATACGCCAATAAGGATATCTGGAATGTTCTTCCAGAGTATTTCAAGAAGGTGCAAAAGCAAGTCGCGCTCGTTACCAGTCCACTCGAGAACTTCTTACAGTCGCATATGGTCAAAATCGACGAGAACGCGACGTGCCCCATGACCGTCTTCCAGGATGCATTTAACAACTTCTGCGTATCCAGAAACCTTGGTAAGAAGACCATCAATTACGATACATATATCGGGCCATTCAGTCAGAGAGACTTATCAGTGAATGTCGATTCGCGACTGCATAATGACATGATGTACGATGCACAGGAATTCGTAGTGGGTCTCGACGTGGTTATATCTCTTAATAATTAAAATATACGCGTAAAATATATGGGGCAATTTAACCATTTTGTCAACAATGAAAATATACCATCATTTAATGAAGTCTTACGAACCGAACCGTACTTAACGAACGCTAACCGGAATAAACTGCAACGTGCGCGCACAAATGATAACATGCGCGCGTACGACAAAATGACGAACTTGACACGGAAGAGAATTGATAATTCTAATCTCACGAAACTCGTAGTCGGTTCGCTTCAACTCGGATTTTTTAATGCTATAGTCAACCGAGAGTATGACGCAACAAAACGTATTAATTTAGAAAATGTGATTAATAAACCTGTACCCGGTAGAGATACTTTACCGGGCACTACATTAGATATAGAAGTTACGAAAATCAAGTTGATATACGGTCGTTACACTGGGGGTGTAGAACGTTCCAAGTCTGGTATGGTCGGTAAATTTAACCCGTTGACGAATTATTTTATGGCCCAGGTAACTGCGAGTATGTATGACGGGTCTGTTAGACAGGGTATAAATTTCCGTATATATAAGAATGGTAAAATACACTTTTCCGGTGGGTTTATGAACAATGATATCACTCACGCGGGAAAAATACAAAAATACATTGTCGATAATTTTACGAATAGAGAAAACTTTTTATACAATCCTATTATTTACAACAATATCGTCGGTCAATTTAAGATAAATGGTTCGACCAATTTGACCAAAGTAGCTGCCACGTTTGCAAAGACCGGTAAAGTTAGTTACGAACCAGAATTACAGGCATCGTTACGCATGGAACATAAGGGTAGAACATTTCAACTGTTTACTTCAGGTGTTGTACAAATATTGGGTGTTAATAATAACGCCGAAATGATAGCGTCTTATGATATAGGTAAAGGGTTGGTAAAAGAACTTGTAGTTCTAGACTGTGTGAAAATACTTGGTACTCAGGTAAATACCGCCGTCGTCAAGCGTCGTGTCGCGAAGACTGTCACTAGCAATAAAAATGAAGGGAATGTGAGTTACAATAAAAATAAAGAACCTACCAAACGAATCATAATCTCAAAAAAGATATGTACGTCATACAGTAAGCCCGAACTTATGGCCCTCGCCAAAAAGCTTGGTATAACGAATATCAAGTCTACTATAACTAAAACCACGTTATGTGACCTCATTAAAAAACACGTATATGGTAATTTTGAAGTAAATGGTCACCCATGTAAAGTTCATTCAAAGGATTATCTGATTTCTGTGGCCATGACTAAAGGTATTACCGTATCCGATACCGATACAGTAAATACATTGTGTATAAAATTAGAATTACCCCCTCCTAAAGCACCCACTAAAAAAATTATTACCGCAAACAATACGGTGATTAGCAAGGTTGATTACAAAAAACGTCGGTTAAACGATAAGAGTGTTAAGGAGAATATAAAGAAACTTTACGGTAATAAATGGCTTACTCAATATAAAAACGTAATGGAACCTCTTAATAAAAACGTAATGGAAATGCAAAAAGCTATTAACGCACTCAATCTTAAAAAGAATAAAAAGGGGTTACCATTTAAAAAGGGTGTCGATGATGTTAAAAAGAGTGTGGTGAGAACGTGGAAATCGCAGCGAAAAGTTGAGTTGAATAAAAAATTAAATAATCTGAATAACATTTTTGCTAAAAATCTTGAAAATTTCATGAATGTTGCAACACCGTCGCCTCCGAAGAAGAACAATAAAAAACGATTCCCTAAAGGTACACGAGTCGAACAAATTTAAAAACAACTCGCGGACATTATGTATGGATAACCCGAGAAACGTTTTTCTACAACTCTTACGATCAAAAACTGAAATACAAATAGATACTATGGAAAATGTGAGTGTATATATACGAGAATCTATTCTAAACACTATATTTTACGTGATAGTAGAGTATATTAAGTTTGAGCGCAGTACCCACGATACTGGGTTTGGTCCAATTGAAGAAATATATTATTGTACAGATGAATTTATCAACGCCGACGACGCGCGTAAATGGATAAGAGAAAACGTACCTGATGATGACATGGATCTAATCATGTACGTTTTTGACAACCCCCGTAAAATGTATAGGTCTAAGCATAGACGTACACTTTTGTACCTTAAAAACATGTTATATTTCGATTTATAAGTTTAGTGGGCTCAGAAATCTGTTTCAAATGTGAGGTGTGATAAGAAAAATCATACCCGAGAAAAGACGATTTTATTTTATCAGAAAGTGCAAACCCTTCATAACTCTTCGCAACACCTTCACATACAGCTCCATTTTCAACTTCCATTAACCTATCTTCGAGCATGATGAACTCTTTCAATTTTTCTTTTGTCATTCCATCATTCTTCATTTTAGTAAACATTTCTTTAGATTTTCCATTCGTTATATGAAAATAGTCCGTTTTGTATCCCAAATGGGAAACCTGTGTCTTATTATTAGTATCTATATTGATCGTAAAAATAACATACAAAATTACGGCAAGTAAAGCGGGTATTATCATTTAGTAGTATCCAAGATATTAAAAAGATCTTTAAGTTTGTGTAAAATGTTGAAAAGTTGTCGGTCGTCGCCAATCGTTTTTGGGTCGATAATTTCCAATTCGATTTGATACACGACCGGGTCTTCACTATCCATGTCACGTGTGTCACCCATACACGTGGTGAGGTCAATACTTAAATTTTTTCTGATGAAAGAAAGACGCTCTTTCATCTTTTTTTTATCCATCGTTCTGTCAACATCTGTCACAGGTGTTTCTTTGGAGATACTGACCCGGAAATCGAAGGGTGTGGTTGAATTATTTATGAAATCCTCATTATGGACACGGTGTTTCTGAATGACAGTTTCATCACCCGTATTTTCGTCAACAGTGATACGCGTATTGTCAGTTTCGCGGTAGAAAACTTCCTGTGATGTAGACATAATCTTTTCCCAACCGTCGTATTTTTGGAGGCGGCGCATCACGTTAGTGAACGTGTCTTTACCGATATTCGTATCAAACATTTTACCATTGAATTTACCGAGGCGAATTTCAATCTCAATATGTTCATCGTTTCTGTAACGGTCAATAATCGGTTTTACTTTATCGTATAGGTACTGAACGTCCATTGTATTCAAACTTATATATTTGCATTTCTCTAAATAACTTAGGTTAAAGTTTTCTTTCATTTTAAAAACATGCAAGGTTTCCACAATAATGGTAATACATGTTTTTTCAATGTGGCGATACAATGTTTGTTAAACGTGCGTGAATGCGCAGAGTATATTTTGAATAATGAATATGTGGGTACGTGTCAATTTACTAAAGTATACGTAGATCTCGTACATGTATATTTCAAAAACGCACCGGGTAAAATAAATATAGACCACCTCCTCCATAAGTTCAGGGATGTGTTTCCCCGATTCAAAGTATATCAACCACATGATGCACAAGATGCGTTGTTTTGTATCATAGATATTATCGAAAAGGAGATCCCAATAATAAAGACTTTAGTATACGGTAAACGCACGCAGTATACGGTATGTCCGAGTGGTACGAAGACAACGGAAGAACCATTTAGTTTCTTGATACTAAACAATTTAGATACACGGGACAAAGTGAGTGATATGATGACACGCTCCGATAAATGGGACGTATTGAGCGATTATAAAGACGATTCCGGTGTTACACATAACGTTTCTACTACACGTTCAACGATAACGGAGTATCCGAAAATTTTATTTATTTCTTTCAATAAAAAGCAGTTCGTGGAGATGGACGAATTCAAGCAGTATGAAATATGTGGGAGTATAGTTCATATTGGAACACAAAATGGTGGGCATTACATAACCATTCTAAAACGGGGTGACGGTAAGTGGTATTTACACGATGACGACATGGTAAAGGAGGTCGAATTCCCCGTGAAAGAGACACATCATGTACTCATGTACAGGATAAAAAGTCTCCCATCTTAATATCTTCCTTGATATTCACGAGCGTTCTATAAAACGTCCGCCTCCCGTTCGGGTAGGTCTTATCGTGACGCCTCTGAACAGGTTTCCACCACATCGGCTCATCTTGATGCATATATTGACACTCTACGATCGCGTCTTCTTCTACGTGCACCCCATGGGGGACTTGATCTTCGCGTATTTCGGATTCAAAAATGAGTTTTCCTCGCTCTTGAACGTATAGACGCCATATAGTACCTTTTTTTTTGAATTGGAAATCAATCGTATTCTTATCCCTTGGCTTCCATTTAAACATGGTTTCGTGTGTACCCGTTTTAATTGTGGCCCGTATCGGTGTAAAAATGAGACCGTCAATTTTTTGTGTAACGGTGGGTAGATACTCGTTCATAAATAATTCAAAATCATTTAACATATAAAATTTTTTAACTTTCATTTTAATTGGATCGTATTTTAAAACGGTCAACATCTTTATAACTTTTTCGGTATCGTCAAGGCGATCAATAAAGTTTTTATTTCCAACAACTATACCGGATGTTAAAAGACAATCGTAAATCATGAATGTATCTTCATATAACTCACCTTCAAGAATCGTTCCCTCATATATAGGCTTTCTAAAATTGAGAGCGCATTCAAACATGTCGAGTGCTCTATTCACGAACATACATCGCTTCTTGTTTCCAAACATAAATGCCAGAAGCATATAGCGCACACCGTCCGTCTTTTCACATACGGTGTATGGTTGACTTGTCAATATCCCGAAATGTTTATATTCAATGGATACGGGTTGACACCCAGGAAATGTACCCTTGACACCCCAATGAGTTTCCATAAAGGATATCGCATATGTGTAAATAGGGTCGTCTCTATTTACATATAGACGTTGCATCTGTATTGAGATAATATTTTATTCTTTAAGTTGATTTAATACCAGTTGAATTTAAGATGTTACCGAAACACTCGTGTGTGTACGTACTAGTGACTTCAGCTGCCGTATACGCGACAATCTTTACACCAGACTCTTTAAATTTTTCAAACATCGCACTTGACTTAGGTGCAATTTTGAAGTTACTGGTTCGCCTATCTTTAATTTTTTTGAGAGTAGTCTTATTCATCATGACCCACGCTTTAGGGTTTGTACTTTTCACTGTGTACATATCTCCATCTATAGATCCACCAACAACCGTGTCGAAATGTAGCCCCATTTGTGACACGGGTTCAGTGGACGCCCGTTTCACCTTTTCCGTGAACATACCCCAGTCTATACCCTCCTTCACACCTGGAAATACAATGATGTCGTAATTATCATTCGGCTCGAGCGCTTTTATTAAGGCGTCCGCGTCAATACTCACGCCAAAGTCTATGAAAAGTATCCTGTCATGTGATTTGATACAGTCTTGAATTTTTTCAGACTTGAGAAATGGGTCGTCATTCACGAATATAAGTTCATTATGTACACTTTTTTGCATACATTGAATATTAAATCGTAACACGGAATGTAAAACCTTAACGTGACACGATCGCGACCGTGTGACAATGATTGTTGCAACGCGCATATTACAACTCTATAGGTTTTAAGCCTTAAGCCTTTGTTTTAGGCAACCCGTAAATGGTAGATTTCCTACGTGTCCAAGTGTCGTTTGTACATCTGCAAAAATTTTACCATTCATTTGCTGCCAACGTCTACAAAACGCGTAATCTTCTGATAAGTACCGTTTTGATTCTGGATCGATCATACAATCAAACAGAGCACAATACTCGTCAAAATCGCGGTTCTGATGATCATTTTTACACGTGAGTGTATCCTTGTACTCTTCATGCATTCGCTCAAGTGCAGTGCGCTTAATCATCATAAATCCAGTGGGGCCATCGAGAACTTCGACAAATCCATTTTCAACCGACCGCCTCTGCGCCCCTATATTTACAACAAGACTCGATGAAAGAAGACCAGGGTCTCGTTCATCTTTTTCTTCTATTCCACGCTTGACGTTATCCCACATTACAACCTTTTTGGGATAACACGCTACAGAAATATCATGACCGGATTTTGCAAGGCGTACAACTGATTTCGCATCAAATTCTACGTCCGCATCTATAAACATGAAATAATCTGCGTCGGTCTTTTGCATAAATCTACCTAGAGAAACGTTTCTCGCTCGATGCACGAGACTTTCATTTTCTGTGGTATCAATCATCAATTGAATATTTTCTTTCATTAATTCGACTTGAAGGCGAATAAGACTTGCCATGTATTGTTCGAGACATAGTCCCCCATAACATGGGGTACTTAAAAATATTTTCATGTATAACTATATATTATTACAATTTATCCTCTAAGTATCCTTTTATAATCGTTACAATCTTGTTCAAAGTGGGTGTTGACACACTGCATTTTTCACACACCTCTGTTTTAGATACACGCGATTGTAGTGCCATAAATATAATTGCAGCCGCTACACTCTTCGGTGATTTGCTCATAAGGTCGACACAGTTTTCTATATCCCCACACTTTCTATTGCATGATAACCGCTCTTCGCGAGATACGTCAAAGTTATTGAGTAACCGTTGCATCATGTTATGTGGTTTAGTTACATAGTTCTTATCAGTTTTCTCATCATCTATCACTTCCATAAATAAATCTGTCGTCCGACTCACATCCTTTGACTGGATGCCAAACATTATTGAAATTTCTTCAGTTGTTCTCGGCAAGTTTGAAAGACGACACGCGTATAAAACGCAGTTTGCCTTTATCCCAGAACGTACAGCTCCCCGAGTAAGTTTACCCTCGTTGAATCTTTTATACAATGTCTTTGCATCTTTGAGAACGGTTTCGGGTAAATCTCTACATGCTTCGTCGATATCCTTGTATGCGTGAAATAGTGATCTATCCCGATGATTCATTGAACTATGAAAGTTAATCTTCGCCATACGTTTCGTTTCATACTTTGAAGAGTAACGTGTTTCTATGACAGTGCCTTTACCCCACGCATCGGAAAATAACTCGTGATTAGCCGATGGGATATTACATCTAGACGGATCACTCACGCGACCGTCTTCTGTCACACCACTCGTCCATTCAGCCGTATCATCTATAAAGGTAGCATCGACTAACCCGCACCCTGTACACACCATTCCCTCACGCGTGACAACCTTTTGCTCATTGCACGAGATGCACGTATAATATTTATTTACTGACTTGATTGTTGGTTTATGTAAAATCTGGTCCAGATCGGACCATATAGTAGCCAGTATTGTTTCCATTTATTCTTACAGACCTTTTTAAAAAGTATTGAAATTTCGCACTTAGGCTAGAAATTGTGTTCATCCATCTGGAGTTTCGCTCGCGTTTCGATTCTATTAACCATATCCTTAAACCTAGACGAACCAGGGCTAGAAGGTTTCCAGTCGGACCACGCGGCGTCGATCGTTTCGTATCCAAGTGGTAGTTCCATTCGTCCGTCAAGTTCCGAATCGGATACTACAAAACCACTCAAATCGGTGTCGTCGCTGTCTGAATCGTTGAGTATCTCACTATCTGCATCCATAACAATCTCATCGAGTATGACATATAGGTCGTCTTTAATATGCATAAAAATGGTTTCGCCGGATTGGTGGTGTTCACATATACTGGTATCTCTTAATATATTCGTATAATCATCTAATGTATATACTTGTGCATCTTTGTATATTAAAGATGTTTCTGAGTAATATTTAACTATGAGGTAATCTTCACAATTCTCTTGTACTACAGCGTACATCTCATCTTCTACGTCTTCAACGTTCACTAAAATTTTTATTAAATCTCCAGAATATATTTCTGAAATCGGTATCATATCTAAAGAGTTCGGACAAAAAATATTCATAGCTATTACCACACGTGATGGGAGTGAAAATTCTTTCTAAAGTCGACTGTAAATATTGTGACTACGCTGAAACGTTATGCAAAGACCTAAATCTCGAGTATAGTAAAGAATTGGTAGACAAGTTTGAATTAAAAGAGCGGTGTGGATCTGGGGTGACAACGTACCCCCAGGTTTTCGTAAACGATAAATATGTGGGTGACTACTTCGCGTTTGAAGAGTATATAGACAACACTGAACATATACTTCTTCCTACACTCTCTAGGTTTACCGTGTTTCCTATCGAACACGAGAATCTATGGTCCCTATACAAAAAGGCTCAAATGTCTAATTGGACAGCGGAGGAAGTTGATGTATCAACTGATATGGACGACTGGACAAAATTAACCGATAACGAACGCCATTTCATTAAATATATTCTCGCATTTTTTGCAGGGTCAGATGGTATCGTATTTGAAAATATAAACAATAATTTTGCTGACGAAGTGCAACTTACCGAAGCACGTTCCTTCTACGCGTATCAATGCCATAATGAGATGGTGCACGGGGAAACGTACAGTAAACTCATAGATAAGTATATCCGAGACTCTTCGGAAAAACAGAAACTCTTTGACGCCATTCAGACTGTTCCTTCTATCAAACATAAAGCAGACTGGGCGATGAAATGGTTCGATAAATCTCGAACGTTCGCTGAAAGACTTTTCGCATTTGCATGCGTTGAAGGCATTTTCTTTTCAGGGAGTTTCTGTGCTATCTTCTGGTTAAAAAAGCGTGGACTCATGCCCGGCCTGTGCTTTAGTAACGAACTCATTAGTCGAGATGAAGGTCTTCATTTAGACTTCGCACTCGAACTATTTAAAATGTTGAGTTTTAAACCAATTCAAGACACGGTATACGAGATTTTAACAGATGCGGTAAATATAGAAAAGGCGTTTATTTTAGAGGCCCTTCCATGTAGTCTCATAGGTATGAATTCTAATAAGATGTCCGAGTACATCGAGTACGTCGCGGATCGTTTACTTAAACAAGCGGGGTTCAATAAAATCTGGAACACGCAAAATCCCTTCGATTTTATGGAAAATATTTCCCTAGATGGTAAGACTAATTTTTTTGAAAAACGTGTGGGTGATTATGGTAAAATGGACGAAACGACTCCGATTTCGTTTGACGAAGAATTTTAATTAAACGTCAAATCTCTACCATCGTCAAGTTTACACGTCGCGATCGCCTTCGTTTTAGCACTTTTAAACGAAACCGGTGCAGGTGCGTTTAAATCACCATTGATATCCATGGGAGCAAACTTCCTACCACTGTCACGCATTTCAATCTGCTTTTCTTTCATGTTTGGCTTAGGAAGCTCAACATCGGCCATACGAAGTGGTGCGATACCCGCAGCCACAGCCGTTCTGGGGGAGATAGCCTTGGGGCTTGGGCCAATAGTAGCCATGGGGCTTGGGCCAATAGCTATATCGTCGTCTGAGTCAGAATCCGAACCAGCGTCTGACTCATCATCTGAGTCTGAGTCTGAGTCTGAGTCTGAGTCTGAGTCTGAGTCAGTAGCCTTGGGAGCAGGACCTATGGCCTGGGGGGGTACGTTAGGTTCATACGCTTCAGATTTGATATTCATCATACCCCACGTCACGAGCATAAACACGACCGTGTGTAAAGCTAACCCACTCATCGAAGGGCACCCGTTGGGGGTGGACACCCATGAACCAAACACCTTCCGCACGAGACGGAAGGTATCGGGGTTGGCGACGATGAAGAACACGAGTGCCGACATGACCGAAATTAAAAGTTTTTGTTCTTGTTTTTTACCGTCGCAGCCACAACCACAATCTTTGAAGAGACCCATTTGTTTTGTTATTGTAATCTGAGAAAAAAAATATACTTAAAGTTTGGTCTCGTATAGAATATACAATAAGTATGTCCAACATTATTCAGCGTTACGAAAATTTCGATGTACCCTCAGTTGTTTTTTCTAAAATGAAGAAGAATAAAAATGGGGGTAAAACTGTATACATTAACGCGCCAGCAAACAAGAAGATGTATCTGCAACTTCCTTTTCTCAGATCCCCGTTCGGTCTAAGCGCCTTCACTGACGAAGCGACTAACAAGACGTCCTATTCCCTTGATCTATCATTTGATAAAGATAACGATGATGCCATGAATCTCGTTGAAAAACTCAATGCACTTGATACTCGTATTATCGAGATAGTTGCTGAGAATTCTAAAGAATGGCTGGGTAAGCCTTACAATATCGACGTCATTCGAGAAGCGCTATACAAGCCAATCGTTAGACCAGGAAAGGAAGATTACGCTTCCACGTTAAAACTTAAGCTAATGACCAAACCCGATGGGACCTTCCTCGCAGAGGCGTACGATATGACACAAACGTCCATGCCCGTAGACTCTATTGAAAAGGGGCAAAAGTGTATGTGCATAGTTGATTTCAACCAAATTTGGTTTATCGATAATAAATTCGGTGTAAGTGTGCGCCTTTCTCAAGTATTGTGTGAACAATCGACTAAACTCCCATCGTTCGCGTTTCAAGGTGTTGACGGAATTGCACACACCATGGACGCTACCGCTGATGGTAGCGACGAATCTGAAGAGGAGTGTGAGATCGATGAATAGATAGTTAATTTCTTAGTACTTATTAATATATGAAAGCAAACGTTCAGAACAAAATAAAGATTCCATGTCAACCAACAACACATTTCAAGCCCCTTACGAAAATAGGTCAGGGTGAATATGGTGTTGTGTATAAAGGGTGTTTAAACTCCGAATGTAAACGCGTCATCGCCATAAAACGTTCGACGGATCCACTCAGAGCCGAATATAATATCACTAACCGCCTTAAAAATAAAGGTGCTGCAAACGTTTATGGATTTGAAAAATGTAACACCGAAGAATTTATGTATTCGGAATATCTCGATGGCCAACCATTTGATAAGTGGATCGTTAATGATAAACCAAACGCGGTTAGTGTGAAAACCACTCTTAAGAAACTCCTTAATATATTGAAAATATTACATAAAAGTGACCCATCATTTAGACACAATGATTTACACACCGGTAACGTGATGGTCGTGAACGGTGAACCACGCCTCATCGATTTCGGGTTGTCAGCTATAAATGGTATTCCAAACCCCGAGATAAATGAATCAGATTTGCGTTCTGGATATGGTATTTTTAGAGGAAACCATAAAATGTATGACGTACACTTTTTCTTTAATTCACTCTTTGTCCATATTCAGAGATCGAAATTGACTACAGAATATAAGAGTGTTTTAGAATTCATCAAGCGGGTTTTAACGAATAAGTATCTGGGAGATACCACGAGTCGGGTATCCAATTATAGACTTAAATATAATCAAACACATACAGACCTCCCCACATTCGATTCAATCTTAAAAGATGCTTATTTCACGGGAAACCCGTCGGCTAAGAAACTGAATACTCTATTAAAAACGATTGTCACAACTAAGAAACCGCCTCTCCCCCCTCGTAAAATCGGTTCACCGAAGCCGACGTCGAAGCCGACGTCGAAGCCAAAATCAAAGACACCCACTAAATCCGCGAAGCTTACGGCCATGCAGAAAGCTGCTTCCATTTTGGCATCTCGAAAGAATGTTCGGCCACAGAAGAAGCGCCCAGTGCTCACCCGAACGAGAGTGAAACCTTTATCTAAATAAGTCTATCGTATTCAACAATTCCGAATATCGTAGATTTATAATTAAAAATATCCGGTATATAATATTACACCATGTTCTTCCTTATTGTTTTACTTTGCATAAACATTATCGTGTTAATGAACATGAAACCTAAAAAGGGGAGTGTTACGTTCGATGGGGGTGAAAAGTGGACAATCTATGGGTCGAAGGAGTGCCCATGGTGTGTTAAACAGGTCGACTATTTCGAAAAGTTGGGTAAATCGTATACTTTCGTCGACTGTGACAATAAAAAATGCCCCGACTTTGTGGAAGGGCTCCCGACTCTCGTAAGTGAATCTGGTAAGAGGCGCAGTGGTTTTACGAAGGTGTTTGAGGAGGTCGAAGAGGTCGGGGGGGGCGCACGCGTTTGGAAAATATATGGGTCTCGTTCGTGCAGTTGGACGAACAAGCAGATCGATTACATGCGTAAACATGGAAAGCAGTTCACATTCGTCGATTGTGATAATGAAGAATGTGAAGGTATAAATGGATTTCCCACGTTAGTCACACCAGAAGGTGAGGTTCTTAACGGATATACCAAAGTTTAGAGACTGCGGAAAACGTTGATGGTAATAGATAGAAGTAGAGCATCGGTGAACGTCTGGAGGGGTTTGAGCACGGTGATGTGCTTGACAAGAGAGTTGTTCCACGTAAATCGAATAATAAAAGTGGTGATAAGAACCACGAGTACGAAAGTGAGGATTTCCACGAGAATGTCGTTAGGTTTCCTGGACTTTATAATCTCTTTGATCATCATTTTATTACATGACAATATTTTTTTCTAGGAGTATCATATGACTAAACCACCACCATCGAGTGGTTCCGAGCACACATTCACCACGAGAAAATGGGGTAGTCCAACGGGAAAGGTGAGTAATAATTGTTACGCATACGCTGTACATAATTACAAGACTAACAGGTCGTGGAAGTCTCAACCAGGTGAACGCGTTGGTCGAACCAATACATCACAAACGTACGTAAATTGTGGATCGCTCCCGTCCCTCGTGAAAGCTGACAATCCCGATAAAGTGTACATGGTAAAGGCTGGTGAGAAATGCAAACCATCGTACTATAAAATTATGATGTTTGTTGCGACGTGTAAAAATAAAAATTATTTATGTCACGGAGATTTCCACTTTTATAAACAACATAATAAGACTGAGTATAAAGTAAAAATGGGGGATACACATGAGAGTATCGCTAACTTTTTTAAGGTGCCGGTCATTCGCGTGAAGCGGGCGGCGGTTAGGTTGACTCCCGGGCGTATCATTGTGTTTAAGGCTGACTTTTTTAGCCATAAACGGGGGTGGGGTGGTGCTCCTATCGTGACTGGGGCGACAGGTAAACTCATTACGGACCCCCGGACAACATCTCGGAAGTACTCTGGATTAAATTATAACAAGTATTGTAGTTCATTCTGTGTGAAGAATACTGGGATCAAGGTCGGACATACTTATACCAAGGTCTGAAAGTAGGCTGTCCACGTCGAGTGGTGTGTCTATGTCAAAAAATATATCTAATATATCAAGTGATATATCGTCTGATAATAACAAGACATTTGATGTCTGTTGAATGTTATTATGAACCGTTAACTGCACTTTAAAATTCGAGCCGTCAAATATCTTCCGACATATAGGACATGTCTGCTTACCTAGCTGTTTCCAGTTCTCTATACAGTGGGAATGGAACAAATGACCACAACGAATTGGGCTATGTGCTCGTGTTTCCCTGACTGTATTGAGACAGATGGCACATGTTGTCATTCTTATTTAGAGCGATTAGAATATTTTACGAGTTTTTACTCAATATATTTTAGACAAATTTATCGTACTGTCGCACATACCACATGGCTCCGTTTTCTTTTCAGTCTTCTTTATTACCTGGGGACCATTCGCTTGGAGAAACTTACGAAAAGAATAGTTATCTTCATACTTGATACCATTCTGCGACATGAGATAATCGTTATATAATTTTGACGAGTTATTTATGGTGAAGCACCTACCGTCGGCCATTCCGAGTCGCTGAGACATTTATATTACAATTAGAAATTAATTTTTCTATTCTCTGTAGTGGTCACCCATGATTTATATCCCATTTTTTTTACCTTATCTATACACTCTTCTATATCGTACCCTGAAAATGTATCAAAACGATCTTCCACTTCAGTCTTTGAAACTCTTATATCCGGATTTGAATTTATATGCTCGTTGATAATGTTATATGCAAATACGATCTCTTTTAGGGTCTCAGCTCCAGTGATAATGATCTTTCCCGTACTGAATATACTCGTCGTGATTTCCTTCATGTCAGCGGCTGGTTTGAATTTGATCTTAACAGCTGAATACCTATCGGGTTCAAATGAAACTTTGAATACATCCGAATGTCTTTCAAAATGTTCGGTTGTTTTCATCAAATTGATGTTATTATTCAAACTGAAGTTTGAATTGATCATGACAATACGAAACGTATTAATAGGTGGGATCACATCGGGGTCAAAAGACTGTATAATATATATAAGACTGTTGATGATATGTTCACAGTTAAATAGGTCGTTGCAACCTGCGACCTGGATACTTCCATTTGGGAAAATCTTGATAGATTTCACACTGTAACAATCTTCGTATGTTAACGTGATCTGATTGTAAAATGTTGTGGGTTTGATTGACCATGTAGCGCTGGTATTTGAATGCTCGTTCAATTTTAAGTGCACATCCGACATTTCAAACAATTTTCGAATCTTCGGTACATCTATAGCCTTGTTAAACGACGATACCATCGTGATAGTGGTGAGTTTGATCCATGAGGGCGTTTTATCTTCTGGTAATTTACGTCTGAACTCGTCTAATGTTAGAAGATATGAAAATGTTGTATTTGCGATTGCACTAAACATTTTGGACTTACCTTTTAAACTTGTAATCTACCCACTTAGGTTCATTCTTAAAGAAGTTAGAGAAGAGCCAACTCTTTAAACTACAATGCCGTCATTCATCCGAGAAGCCAACGCCTTTGTTGATAAAACAAATACACCTCGCGTGGAACTTAAGTATACATGTTACGTGGAGGGTCAAGGATACACGAACTGTACTGAGTGCTTCGCAACGAAACCTATTGGTAAATGGGAAACGTTCAAGTCTAGACGAGAGTCGTTCAATTATACAGATTTCTTAGAAACTAAGGTTCATAAAACGTTGCAAATTCGCCGACGTCTAATTGAATTACAACTTGATAATGTACTTTGTGAAAATAACAATATATTTTCAATGATACGCATTATGAATTGTATAAAAATATTAGATCCTACTTTTATACCACCCTTGATTAACGTGAAATGTTCATGGCAGAAGAAATTTGTAAAGTACATTGTTACAGACGTACTAATCGGTGTTGCAAACGGTTGTAAAAATGAGTATAGGTTGGAACGTTTGTATTTTACATTGCTAAAAATAGAAGCAGAATTATAAGAGAAATAAACATATAAGCGGTCAACGTAAGTTCGCCAGAGGAATCGCGTAGTATAAGCTTCTTTACGTTTGTGGAAGTGTCTTCGTCGTACCCCCTATCAATATTTCTACCTGGTAGAATAGGTCTGGAAAGATGACATCTTTCACCCTGTACATCCGTGCACATATTAGGTGCACCCCACCCTACCGTTACACCATATTCACATATAGGACTTTTAAAATCATTCACCATTTTTTTTACATTTTCGATCGGTTTGTGTTTCGCAAACTCTCCAGGGTGTCGAGTCGCACCTGGTAATGAGATTTTGTTTTGCACAAATGGATTCACGTGGTCCATAGTAGCTTTATCATCAAGCATGAACTTACTCATCTGTATATTAAGAGTAAATATATTTTTTATGTGCAAGCTTTTTTTCATGTTCTATCCACATTTGATCTAAATCAATGTTTAGCATATGCGCCAATTGAAAAAGATAACTAAACACGTCACCCATTTCCATCATGACATCAACCCCCCGCTCCTTTTTGATATTCATCTTCTTAAACGTTCGTTTGTATTGTCGGATTGCAGATGCGAGTTCGCCAAATTCTTCGGAGAGTAATAACCATACCGTGTTTATATCCGCTCGATCCCAACCCTTGATTTTACAAATTTTCTCCGTCTCTTCTTTGTAGTAATTCAACGAGCTCATTCTTACTGTATACATGCGGGTAATCTTTAAACGCCGATCTTCTCATTCTTTTCAATTTTGAGACCGTACGTACTCGTGTTAGCAGGAGCAACAGGTGGGACGGCCATGGTGTCGATATCACGCCTATATCCCATATATTGGGCAACACCTGACTGAATCTGCCCCATTGCAGTTTTAATCACCATCGCGTTCATAGCCTTGACTTGGGGATTCACATCTTGATGTTGGTCACCCGCGTTATTGATAAACACGACTCGCATGATACTGTACAGGTCACCGGGATTTTGATAATCAATCGAGATACCCGTTTTATCTTTAAACGCCTGACGGATCGCACGCTGAACCAAATTCGTATTGAACTCAGAGAAGAAAAGCGTGTTCAGGGGAGTTGGTGTCTGCTTGATCGACATGAGGTTAGGAACGTCACACATTTAATATATCTCAGGAAAAAAACTATCTGTAAATATAAATGATCGTCGGCGCAGACTTCGACACTGCATATTCCGGCCCAGCCTGTGTGTCGGCGAAACCCGTGTGCACTGCACCCAACTGCTTCATCGCGTCTTACCCACCAATCTCCAAACCCGGTATCGATGGGGGGTTCAACGTGAACAGCCAATTTCTCGAACCTAACAGGTATTACGAGACCGTCGGCCCAGTCCCTATTCGAAGTGAAGATTTTAAGTGTTAATTAAAAGATAGATTTGTAATATAACCAAATGAAGGTTATCAAGCGGTCCAATCTTGTTGAAGACGTCAAATTTGATAAGGTCACCAACAGGATCTCCAATCTTACATATGGTTTATCTGAAAACGTCGACGCGTCCCTCATCGCAAAACAAGTTTTCTCTTCGATGTACGATAACATCACTACTCATGAAATTGACACGTTATCAGCCGAAATTTGTATCGGTATGCTTACATCAAATCCAGACTACGAAGTTCTTGCCACACGGATAGTCGCCAGTAACATTCAAAAAATCGCACCGAATTCCTTTTCCGATGCCATGAAAATTCTTTACGATAACAATATCGTCACGGAGGAAATATACACCGTTTCAAAAAAAGTAGATGACGCTATCATCGCGGAACGTGACCGAACGTTTGGATACTTTGGTATCAAAACGCTCGAACGCGGGTATCTTCAGAGGGTAAACGATATCATTGTCGAAACACCACAATACTTGTACATGCGAGTATCAATTGGTATTCATGGTAGTGACATCGAATCGGTTAAAAAAACGTATGAGGCCATGTCCCTCGGACAATTTATTCATGCCACACCGACACTATTTAATGCTGGTACACTTCGCCCACAAATGTCTTCATGCTTTCTCGTGGCAAATAAAGACGACAGTATTGACGGTATTTATGACACCCTGAAAGAGTGTGCACAGATTAGTAAATGGGCTGGTGGTATTGGCTTACACATTCATGATATTCGCGCAAATAAGTCCACAATCAGGGGTACGAACGGTAAATCTGATGGAATCGTCCCGATGTTGCGTGTATATAATTCGACAGCTCGGTACGTCAATCAAGCTGGTCGTCGTAAGGGGTCGATCGCGATGTACATCGAACCGTGGCACGCAGACATTCTCGATTTCCTCGACATTCGTCTCAACCAAGGTGATGAAGAGGCTCGATGCCGCGATTTGTTTACAGCCATGTGGATCCCGGATCTGTTCATGAAACGTGTCGAGAGTGGCGGTGATTGGTCATTATTTTGCCCAGACACTGCAAAGGGACTCTCGGACGTGTATGGCGATGAATTCGACAAACTTTATGAGAAGTATGAACGTGATGGTATCGCGAAGGCTACTATACCGGCCGGTGATATCTGGAAGGCTATCATTAAGTCACAAAGTGAAACGGGTACACCGTACATGCTATACAAAGATGCGTGTAACAGAAAATCTAACCAAAAAAATATTGGTGTGATTAAATCGTCTAACCTATGCAGTGAAATTGTAGAATATTCCGATAAAAATGAAACTGCTGTGTGTAACTTATCTTCTATCGCTTTACCAACATATGTCGACCGAGATACAAAGACATTTAACCACGCAAAGCTACACGAAATCACCAAGATGGTGACTAAGAACTTGAACAAAGTCATAGATCGTAACTTTTACCCGACCGAATGTGCGAAACGATCCAATATGCGTCACCGCCCTATCGGTATTGGTGTTCAAGGTCTCGCCGACGTATTCATCATGTGTGGCATGCCATTCGATTCACCTGAAGCAAAGATTCTTAACGCGCATATTTTCGAGACTATGTATCACGCGGCTCTGGAGTCTAGTATTGAACTCGCCAAAATTGACGGATCGTATGAAACGTTTGAAGGTTCGCCTATCAGTGAAGGTATCTTACAATTTGATATGTGGGACCGCGAACCCATAATGAGTGGGCGTTATGACTGGGATGCAATGCGTACGCAAGTTAAGAGTGGTATAAGAAATAGTTTACTTCTAGCACCAATGCCAACTGCGAGTACTTCCCAAATTCTTGGCAATAACGAGTGTTTTGAACCTTACACGACGAACATCTATCTTCGCCGTACACTCGCCGGTGAGTTTGTGGTCGTGAATAAACATCTCGTCAGGGATTTACAAGCCATTGGTTTATGGTCAAAGGAAATGAAAGATCTCATGGTCAAAGCGGGTGGTTCTATTCAAAATATTGTGGATATCCCCGAAGATATTAAAAAATTGTACAAGACTGTATGGGAAATTAGTCAAAAGGTTATCATCGACATGGCGGCAGACCGAGGTGTATATGTCGACCAGAGTCAAAGTATGAATCTATTTATCGAGAACCCATCCGTATCTAAACTTTCATCGATGCACATGTACGCGTGGAAATCAGGGCTCAAGACTGGTATGTATTATTTGAGAAGTAAAGCAAAAGCGAAACCTATACAGTACAGTCTAGATGCAGAATGTAGTGCTTGCTCAGCTTAAAGTTTTGAATCTATATATAACAAATGGCCAAATTCAATACTCTCTGCGACATTATGGAAATCCCCAAATACGATGGTCGTAAAATTTCTTTGAGCACAAAGGACGGTAAGCCTCTCAGAATACAGACCCCGCGTATGTATATGCCCTTTGGTATTAGTGGGTACACCCCTGTAGTGGGGGCAACTAAGTGGAACCTTGATTTTTCAATGAAGGGACACGATGAAGAGGGTAACTACGTAAAAGCATTCTATGAATCAGTTCAAGAAGCAGAAAAAAAACTCATAGAGGAAGTGAGTGCACAAAGTATGCATATTTTTGGTAAACACGTGAGTTTCGAAGAACTCGAACCCATGTTTAATTCCAATATCAAACACTCACCTGATAGAGAGCCGAAATTTAGGACACGCGTGGATACATCTATGAGTGGAGATTTGAAAGTGGGAGTATTTAATTCAGAAAGGGAACAGTTAAAAGATACATTAAAAGATAAACTTTACGCAAGAAATTCAGGGGTTGCCATCGTTGAGATGAACAGTGTGTATTTCTTGAATAAGATGTTCGGTGTTACCTGGAAATTACACCAGCTCATCGTTCACGAACCACAACAACTCAAGGGTTTTCAGTTTTCATTATAAATTATTTTCCACCACCCGAAATCATAAGATAATATACCAATTGAGCCTCTTCCAATAGTTTACCTTTAATCATGGTGAAACCATTGGGATCCATACCTAGTCGTATTTTAGCGATTCTGACAGAACTATCCCAAGCGCTGAGAGTCATGCTTCTTACTTTACTACTTCATTTTTTTTACGAGCTTCTTGTACGCCACCGTACCCTTCTTGGGTGCCAACTTGAAGTCACCCTTCTTTGCCGGCTTGAACACATTCACCATGGACTTGGAACCTTCATCTTTCATACGTTTCTTAGCCGCGGAGATGGCAGCTTTACTTTTAATGTTACCATATTTGTCCTGGACGAGATCTTTTTTGGTGAGACCACCAGAAGTGTGAGCGGCGGTTCCGTGTAAGACTTCTGCGCGGGTACCTTCAGTTACCTGATACATCATTGTTATACTATATCACCGGAAAATTTTTCGAATCGCGTCCATCGACTTTTCATTCTTTATAGGAATTTGATCTTCCACGCGTTTATCGTTAAGTACATCCGCACAAATCATAGACTTGTGTCCCTGGAGTGACATCATAGCCATGTCAACGCTGTTGGATTTTTGTGTATCTTTATACACCAATTTTTTGACAAATACTTCCCTTGTCTGACCAGTTCTGTGACATCTGCCGATAGCCTGTAATTCCGTGGCTGGATTCCAACTCGGTGCCATGATATAAACCCTCGTGGCACACTGAATGTTAAGACCCTGACCACCACACCTGATCTGTACTACCAACATACTACCATTTGGTGAATCTTTAAACATCGTAAGGACCCGATCCCTTTCATCTTTGTCTACAGATCCATCTATCCTGAATATTTGCCGTTTTATCATACCCTGAATATGGTCCAACTCACCCCTGTATGAACAAAACACGACACTTTTCTCGTCGGGGTGTTCGTCTACATAATTGCGCAAAGTATACATCTTATTTGTGTCGTGTACCCACACTTCAGGTATGTGCTCGTTGATTTTTGCAATTCCGTTGTTATACAATTGTGGCCATCGCATAATCTGCCGCATGCGTAGGAGACACTCCAAAATATGCATATTCCGCCGCTGAGTAGATGTCGTCGTTCGCATTACGTAATTAATCGACTCACACGCGTCTGCGAACGCAACATCATACACGGCGCGCTCTTCGTCAAACATGTCAAGTTCCACGTTTTCAAAATGACAATAGGGTAATTCAATTAGACCATCAGCCTTTGTTCGTCTCAAAATGTATATATCCTTTATCTGATCATGCATCGCCTGCACCACGTGCTTCGAAAATCCTACGAATGTGCAGAGTGTGACAAAATCTTCCATCGAATTGAAGACTGGTGTCCCAGTGACAACCCATCGGATAGGTGCGTGTAAATTATTCACACTCTTGAACGTGCGTGTGTTGCGATTCCTAATTTCATGTGCTTCATCTAGCACAAGTCTGTCCCATTTCACTGTATGAAGCCTACTCTTCTTACTTTGCACTGACGGATAAGACGCGATGACGACGTCTCGATATAAACACTTGTCTTCATACGTACCCACGTCTACGTCGGGTGCAAACTTTTTAAACTCGCTTATCCATTGATTGACGAGCGATTTTGGTACAACGATAAGTGTATGTTTTTTTAGGTTTTTCAAAATCGTTGCGATAATCTGTACAGTCTTACCCAGACCCATCTCATCGCAAAGAAAGCCACCGGTTGGTCCAGAAGTTTGATGCTCCATAGAGACCATCCATTCTACACCAACTTGTTGATACGGTTTAAGTGTAAATGACATTGTAAATAATTATACGCCATTTTATGATTACTTAGGTGTATTTTTTTCTACATATATACAAATGTCGAATATTCAGAAAAAATTGCCATTTATGGCTTCTGTGTTTGGAAACCTGGTATTTCAAATGTTTGTAGTGTATCGCGCGATTGAGGTAACTATTAATAACACAAATATGAAAGATTTCGCCACGAGAAATAGGTTTTTACTTGGTATATCGACCATAGGAATTACCCTAGCCCTCGCATTTGCGAGATCCCTAAACGTACCCATCAAGTTTGTACTTTTTACCCTTTTGTCAATAATCACGGGTATGCTCGCGCATAACATTACCGACCTCAAGGAAGCATTACTCGAAGCGTCCGCGATATTTATAGCGATGGTATTTGCCGGTATAGTGACAGTCCAACTTGGTTATGATTTATCCACCCTCGGGCTATTCTTATTCTTTTCACTAATCGCCTTAATTTTCGCGCGTTTACTTTCACCTGGTAAACAAAAATACACAAAGATAGCTACACTTATATTTGCTTTATTTGTAGTATACGATACGAATAACATATTACAAAGAAACTATAACGGGGATTTCATTGATGCATCCATAGACTATTTCTTGGATCTAGTAAACCTCATGCGTTTATCAAACGAAGAATAGATATTTACCGTATTAGAATTCAACGTAATCGTCATCTGGGTCGGACGCGATTTCACATGTTTTCGGTAATTCTTCCTTCTTCTTACGTTTCTTTTTTGGTGGTGGGTCAGCAATTCCATATTCTCTGTGGTACAAAACTTTTTGCCAAAATTCTTCCATGACTGGAAGGTATTTTTCAAACCACCCACGGTCGCGTTTCACATTTACAACATCAAACTCTTCCGGTTTCGGCCAATTCGTCAGGGCTGGTTTGTATTGAATGAAATCAGCTTCTTCCAAATCTAAAATTTCCATACACAGTTGAAGCTGTGGCATATAATGTTCCGGTACTTCACCGGGTATAATTTGTCTCATAGGAGGGCATTTAATCTCTACGAGTTTACCCGAATTGGACACACCATCTGGACTCCCACCGAGCCACGTATACTTCGGGTGTGGGCAAAGGCCAATCTCGTGTACAACTTCGTCATGTCGTTCCTCGTATAAAATTCTGGCTTCATCTTCATACAGCTCACCGTGTCGGGTAGCTTCATTACCCATAAATTTTTCACCCTTTCCACATTTTTTTAGTAACAATCCGTGGGGAGTGTCATATTTATTTTTCCCTATAGCAGTCGCGACATCGCTTGCGGTTAGCATGTTTCCTCGAAGCGCAAGCCATTCCTCAGACTTTTGGGGGGCGTACTCCCTTTCGATCAGTTTCTTCACTGTTGGGTGCATTAGGTATTTTACTCTCTAAATGTTTAAGTACTGCACGAACGTGTTTTTGTGAATAGACCTCGTTTTTTTGCTTTTTGTCGTTTTTGGTCACGCGTTTTTTAGGCGTGTAATCGTTTGAGAATTTCATTGTGAAAAATTTACTTTTTATGCGCTAACTTAGGTGGATAAAAAAAAGCTTTTGCAGCGTTTTGCTCTGCCAGTTTTTTATTCTTTGCACAACCAACACCTACACTCACGTTATCGACAAGTACGTTAATATAGAATATACCATTATCATGACCAGCAATCGAATATACCGGTAGTTCCAACCCGTTAGATTGACAATAACGCATGAGATGATCCTTGAAATTATCATCTACCATGATCGATTCCATGTTAACGTACGATGGGTTAGTGTAAATGCGTAGAATAAATTCCTTTGCGTGTAAAAGGCCCATATCCATATAGATAGCACCGATTAGAGCTTCAAATGCATCTTCGAGAATTTTAGGATTATAATTCCAGTTATTACGCATACCCTTTTCGTCCATCTGAATCCATTTATATAGTTCAAGTTTTGTCGCAATATCCGCGAGTGTTTCACCTCTTACAAGCTTCGTCCTCGCTTTTGTCAGGAACCCTTCTTGGTGTTGTTCGTAACGATCATATAAAAATTTGGTAATAACAAACCCCAATACAGAATCACCTATGAACTCGAGCGTCTCGAATGACCCGTCTAGGTTGTCGTTCTCTTTTAATGCAGATTTATGCGTAAACGCTTTTTGGTACAAATCTAAGTTTAATATTTTTGTACCAACAAGGGTATCGACCGAAGCGCGGTCAATGATCATTTATATTGAATAGATAGTTTTTTTTAAGCAGGTGTTTCAGCCTTGATGTAATGAGGACCGAGGTACTTTTGAAGGTTCAAGAAGGTAACCTGCACGTCAGCCGGGGGGGTGAGAAGGTCGCGAAGCTTCTGGTCAAGGACAAGAACGCGACCGTTGTCGGGGTGTTTGAGGCCGTTTTCCTTGACGTAAGTGTTAACAGCGCGAGTTACAAAGCTGCGGGAAACAAGCTTACCCTCCTCGAGACCGAGGAACTCTCGGAGTTTATCGGAAATCTTTTGCTCACGGTTGAAGCCGTTGTTCTTAGCGCGGTTAGCAGACTTTTCACCGTCGGGGTCGTCTTGCTTAGCCTTAATCTTTCTAACGATTTTGGTAAGCGACTTAAGATCAGAACGGAAGGCGGCGATTTCGGAAAGAACGGTTTCAATAGTAGACATTGTATATTATATACACAGGAAACCTTTAAATACATTACAATATAAAATTTTATATTCTTAATATAATGGATACCTCGTTGTACTCGGTGAGTGCTATAGAACGATACTTTAACGAGTATATGTTTTTTGGAGATGAAAAACTCAAAAAATATTATACCCGAAATCAGGTGGGTGACCTCAAAAAATTCAGGCAACGTATACACACGAAATACCCCACAAAGGATTTTGAAAAGATGATCTACGTGTTTGTCACCGATATTACTAGAGGTATAATTTTGGATACCATCGGCGAACTTTCGACGTTTCTCAAACCAATGGGAAACCTTATCATAAGCGGTGGGGAAGCTTTCAATATGTACATGTCCATGAATGATCGGGTTATCACCAGTGATATCGACGCTAAGTTTGTACCTACGATTCCGTATAATTCACAATATTTTGGAAAATTACAAGCTGTTAAACTTCTTTTATGGAATAAACTTGGAGAAATTTCTAAAAAAAGCAACATTCGAATTAAAAATGCATTACTGAAAACGACACATAAAAAGTTTGTAAAATATATTGGATTTGGTTTTAAACAACGTGGACCTTATGTGACTAGGCGATACACGCTCATAAAAAAGAAAAAAACTGGTGTGACCAAGAAGCCCAGTAAGGGTGATATATTCATAGATGTCGAATTATTTGCATTAGATTTAAACATGCGTATATTTTCACCTAAAACTGGTCGTATAGAAGATGGAACTGTTGGTGGCGTTTTAGACATTCCGTTCATGCGTCCTAAAGAATTTGGATATGATGTATCCAAATCGTTTAAGAAAGGTATATCATACAGGAAATACGGTTCGACTGAAATATCACGAAACCCAAATGTATATATCGCGAGTAAAGAATTTTTGATAGAAGATATATATCTCATGCAAAAGCTTGGTCTCCGCCCAGAAAAAAGGGATAAGGATCGTCAACGACTATTCAAACTTGGGAAAAGTTTGGGTGCGTCGATCACGTCAAGGGATAGTATGGAATCCATATTTAATAAATTGAAGAGAAAGTTACGTCACGTCAAGACCGCTAGAATTCAACGTGGTACGGTTAGTATACGAAAAGCTTTAGGTGTAAACCCCAAGAAGTATGAGATGTACACTACCGAGCCATCAGTAGAGCGTCTTTCGAAACAAATCGTACACGCCATCAAACCCAGTGTAAACAATATTATAATCGAAGGGTATGAAAAAACGCATGGAAATCAACGATTCAATACGAATAACCTCACGTGGAAACCGGCCACTAACAACGCTTACGTAAAAAATGAATTCCCACTCCGCCCAGTCGAAGCTAAACCATTACCACATGGTCTAAATACTCAGGCGACACTATATGGATTTAAACCCAGACGCGATGGTTGGGTACCAAAACCTTTACTTCAAAAAGCTGCGAATATACCATATATAGGTTTAAAGAAATGACACTATAATGAAGTACAATGATTTACGATAAAACTTCTAAAGGTGATGACGGCATTTACCATGTTCGCGCATTTTCCAACGATCGAAAGCGGAACTTTTTCCAGCTAAACAATGTTACCGTTACTGAGGCGTCACCTGACTTTACTATCACACTCCCAGAAGGCTGTGGTGTACTCAACGCTATTCATGATGATAATATCCAGGCTGCAGTCGAAAACAGTGAAAGTTGGTTTGGACGCGCACTTTCCGGAGCTACTCTCAATAACGCGTATGTACGCGATGGTTCACTCACATGTGAACGCCTCCCCAATACGAAGATATTCAAAGCATCTAAGGAGGTTGTGGAATTCGATACCGTCAAGAGTGGGGATACGTGCGATGTCGTCGTCGAATTTTCGGGATTATGGTTCGCGAAGAAGGCGTATGGCCCCGAATGGAATATTATTCAGGTGAAACTCCAGCCCGAGCCAGAACCTGAGCCAGAACCCGAGCCAGAACCCGAACCTGAACCAAAATCCGAATTTGATGAAACTTATCCAGAAGACTATATGTTCAGTGATACTCAATAAAAAAATTGTTCGCATTATATAAAGATGAATATGTTCAAGAAGCTGCCCACGGCTAAGATCGTTATGGTTCTCGTCGCGATTGTTGTGGTCGCTATTTTGTTTTATCCCAAAAAGTCCAAGTATACCCTCACGGATACCTCATATGCCCCATCGGGTTTCATGGTCGGACCCAGTCCTCAGGTCCCGGATGTTACGGGACAGAGTACGTGTGAGATGAAGGCGGGTACCGGTCTCGCTTCATCTCTCCTTCCCCGTGAGGTTGCCTCTAAGGAAGATTTTGGACAGTTCGCCCCCGAAGATGTTCTCGCGGGTCAAAACTTCCTCGAACCCCGTAACCAGATCGGGTTTCCCGAAACTACAGGCGGTGCGCTTCGCAACGCTAACCAGCAGATTCGCGCCGAACCTCCCAATCCTAAAAGCCCATTCACTTGGAATAATTCCACCATCGTTCCCGATTTGATGCAACGTCCCCTTATGTAATTTAACTTAAAGATAAAGAACCCCTATTCATTATAAATGGGGTCTTCATCAACCGATGATCTCACTTTAAGCGTCTCTAAACTGGTAGAATTGAACCAACAGATTAAAGAAGCTCGTGAAGATATGAAAGTGTTAACTCATGCCGAAAAGGCACTTAAGTCGCACATTAAACAATTAATGATGGATAACGGTCTCGACGTCATCAACACTAAGACTGGTAAAATTTCTGTAAAGACGAGTATTCGACGAGTCGGTCTCAATAAGGGTTCGATTAAAGAAGGCCTCAGTGTATTCTTCTCAGGTAACGAAAATCAAGCAGAAAATGCCTTAAAGGTTATCCTCGATAGTTTACCAACAAAGGAAACCTCCTCCATCTCCATCACTGGAACCAAAAAAGCGTCATAATGGTTTGGGAACAATACGTTTACGAAGCACACGCGGATCTCGACGCCTATTTAAGTGAAGATGACGAGATTAATGATGATCTAAATACTAATATCGAAGATTGGGAAATCGAATACTCGGACGAGTTGAACATGATGTGGAACATGATCAATACACTTATGTACGACGCACATATCGAACATACTGGTTTCTTTTGTGATTTCGTCGAGTTTTGTTTTATCGAACATAACTCGTATCAAGAATGTGATACGATTGGCGACCCATGGTATGAAGAGCGACTCGCACATGTATGGGTTAATATCAGGCGAGTCGTTAATCAAAACCGTCTTCATGAAGATATGATGAGAGGCGCAAACTTCCACCATTTCATACACTATGTCAAAAATTATATGGGCATATATTAAATGTTCCCTAACCTCGCTTCCCAGAAGGTGTCAATCCCAGCTGCTTTATTCCTGGCGCTCAGCCCAGGTATGTTGTTGAAGACTGACGGTGTTAATTTTTCCATGAAAAATGTTAGCACTGATCGCATGACTGTCTTATTTCATGGTCTTGTATTCTTCCTTGCATATTCTCTCATCGCTCGTGCGATGGGGTTGGTTTTAACCCGCACGGATATTCTTGTCACGACCACCCTCTTTATGGCTTTGAGCCCGGGTATGCTTCTGACGATCCCCCCAGGTCAATTCATGTCAGGTAAGACGTCCCGCCCCGCCATTCTCGTTCACTCGGTCGTTTTCGCGATTGTCTTCGCTATTTTACGAAAGCAATTTCCTCAGTTTTATTAAGTGACAGAATGGAATACCTTGTTATAGGTCCCTCGTCTATGGGTTTGTTTGGGTTCATAGGATCTCTGAAGCGGCACGAAGAAAAATTAAAAAATATAAAAGAAATTTCGGGCTCATCAGCCGGTGCCGTGTTGGGTGCATGTTTAGCACTTGAGATATCACTTGACGATGTACTTGACAAGTTCATGAAAATAGATATAGGAAATCTAGCAAAATATAAACTGAGAACGTTCTTCAGGAATTATGGCCTTGTAGACATGGAACCTGTACGGAGTGCAATTGTAGATATTTTCGGGTCTGACGTAAAGTTTGGAGAGTTGAAAAAGAAGTTGCACGTATCTGTTTACAATTTAAACAAGGGGTATACAGAATACTTCTCGAGTGATACACATCCAGATATGCACGTCGTAGATGCAGTTTGTATGAGTATGTCGATACCGTTTATAGCGTGTAGCGTGCCGTATAATGGTAATATATACCTCGACGGTGGTACTAAAGAAGAACTCCCATTGTCACCGTTTTATGGAAAACCTTATCATAAGGTACTTTCTTTCAAACTTAAAATAAGAGATCATTATATTAATAAAATTAGTTCGTTTCATGAATTTATTAGCGCGTTATTAGGGCGTGCGTTGAGTTTGCGGGGAGAGATAGATACATCTAGATTATGTAAGACAATATTAGTATCAACAGGTGAACATAACTTATTTAAATTTGATATGTCTCATGACGATAAGTTACGTATGTTCTTTATAGGATATAATGATTAACAATCCATTTGCTATATTTATTTTATCTAGATATAACAATATGGATGTGTGCGATCCCGGGCAAGATATGAAAAATATCAGGAAACTGGTATTGGTTCATACGGGTAAAAAAATAAAATTAAGTCGCGACGAGGTCTGTGATATATTTAGGTCAGCAAAGCTGGGTAAATTGCCATTACCACCTCTTGGGATAACCAGGGATAAGCGTTATTTAATGGACGCGAAGTCCCAAATGACGCAGAGTGATTATGAAGTGTTATTCAGTTCTTCATCAGTTTCTACCGAGATCAAACGCTTGGCCAGAAAAGTTGGACTTATTAACACCGACAAATCGATAAGCGAACTCAAAACCGCGATAGGACGAAGACTACGCGGTATGAAAGTGCGTGAACCTGTCATGTTGACGGGTGGGGCGCGCACTATAAAACCAATCTCTAGTACGTATAACAACGTAAAAAATAACGGTGAGAATACAACGAACCGAAATGTTAACGGAAACGCGAAGAACATAAATGTTAACGGAAACGCGAAGAACATAAATATTAACGGAAACGCGAAGAACATAAATGTTAACGGAAACACGAAGAACCGAAATGTTAACGGAAACGCGAAGAACATAAATGTTAACGGAAACATGAAGAACCGAAATGTTAGTGTTGATACACCGAGTATTACTACAATCAAGACTGAACCGAGTGTCAATATCCCGAATAATACCAATAGATATCGTAAAGAGGCTTCTAACGCGTTAGTTAGACGTAGACGTGAAAGCGCTCTCAAATTGATACAAGGTGCGACCACGACAAATGTTTCTAAGAATGTCACACCTAAACCATCTATATTCAAATGGTTATTTAATGGTTCGAAGAATAAGAACAAGGTGACACTGTCGGGTGGTGACAAAAACTCGAATGATAAATTCAAACAATTGCAATCAAATTTGGAAAAAAAACAGCGCGAACTTGAACAACAGCAGGGGAATCAAGCTAAAAAAATCATTAACGCCGAGAAGGCTGCGAATATAGCGAAGGCTGCAGCTGTATCGAACGCCACTAACGAATCTAAGCGTGTGGCTGAAGAGGCTCAGAAGAAGTTGGAAGATGCACAGACACTTGCTAAAGAAATTGCGAATAAGATGACCACTGTTAAATCTAATGCGGAAGCAAATAAAGCCGCTGCATTGAAACAAGTCGAAGAGAACAAAAATGCTGCATTGAAACAAGTCGAAGAGAACAAAAATGCTGCATTGAAAAGGGCTGAAGAGAATAAAAACGTCGCGCTAAAGGAAGCCAACGCCGTGAAAAATAAAGCTATCGAAGAAGTTAAATTGGCAGAAAAGGAGGCTGCACAAGCCGCTACCGCCGAGGAAAGGGCCGAAGCGGCTGAAAAGTTAAATAAAGCGCAAAAAAGTGTTACACAAGCAGAATTGAATAAAACTACCGCACTTGAAAAAGCGAACAGTAACATGCAAAATGCTAAGAATCTGGCTAATAAAAAAATCGAACTTTCGAGATTAGCCGCTAATGCCGGTGTAAACATTTCGAATAAAATCAATGCCATAAACGCCAATACGAATATAAACGCGCTACGTGTGGAAATACAAAACAAGAAAAGTGCTGCCAACACCAACCTAAAAAATAAACGTCAAACACAATTGAGTAATTTAGTGAACAGTTCTAACGCGTTAAACAATCAAGATAAGGTAAAGTATTTAAATAGTTTCGAAAAGGGTACAAATTTCAACACTCTTATGAACACCGTCAGGTCGAACATAAAGAATAAATCGAACACCAACCTAAAAATTAAACGTCAAACACAATTGAGTAATTTAGTGAACAGTTCTAACGCGTTAAACAATCAAGATAAGGTAAAGTATTTAAATAATTTCGAAAAGGGTGCGAATTTCAACGCTATTATGAACAACATCCGGAAAAATATAAAAAATAAATCGAATACAAATCTAAAAAATAAACAGCAATCACATTTGAGTAATTTATTGAACAGTTCTAACGCGTTAAACAATCAAATGAAGGTCAAGTATTTAAATAGTTTCGAAAAGGGTGCGAATTTCAACGCTATTATGAACAACATCCGGAAAAATATAAAGTCTAATTCAAACGCGAAACTCGTGAACGCCCAACAAAAAGCTGCAAAAGCAAATATATTGAGAGCGAGTTTAAATGCTGCGAAGGTCAATTTAGAAGCCGAAAAGGCTGCATCGCAGACCAAGATTAATGAAGCGATAGAAGCAGCTAAGGTTGCAGAAAGGGCGGCTGCAAACGCTAATTCGGCAAATGAAAGGGAGAAGGCGGCTAAAAATCTCCAAAACGCGCAAAATAAATTGTCGAATGTACAAAGTCGGGCGAATCAAGCTGAGTCGAACTTGAAACAGGCTGCAAACAATGCCCAATCTAAACGGGTGATAATGATGGAAAAATTAATTAACAATTCATCGCATCTCACGAATACTAATAAAATTGCGTACACGCGGCGTTTCTCGGAAGGTGAAAAAATTAAAGACTTGGCTGAGGAAATACGTGCAAAGATGGCAGCTAATCAGCAAAAAGCGCTGAACAATGCGAAGGCTGCAGCCAATGTTAATAAACAAAAAGCGTTGAATAACGCGAAGATCGCAGCCAACGCCAAGAAGGCTGCTAACAACGCTGAGGCTGCGAGGAAGGCACAGGAGGAAGCCAACGCCAAGAAGGCTGCTAACAACGCCGAGGCTGCGAGGAAGGCACAGGAAGAAGCCAACGCCAAGAAGGCTGCTAACAACGCTGAGGCTGCAAGGGTGGCACAGGAGGAAGCCAACGCCAAGAAGGCTGCTAACAACGCTGAGGCTGCAAGGGTGGTACAGGAGGAA